TCTCGCCATGATGGGCAGCTTCGCATGCGCCCACCATGCACCAGGCAACCGCGTCTGCGCTATCCGGACGCACTGACAAGCGAAGTGCGTTTCTCGCCATCGCGCCCTGAAGCCAAAGACCATCATTCAATATCTCGCTAGGCAGCCGCTCTGGGCGCTTTACCTCTGTCATCTCTCGCTCCTCTCTCGCTCTGGGTATCTGAGTCTCATCAGGCGGGTCTCTATCCCCGCGAAGCCCGCCCTCGGGCGGGCGTTTCGACTAGCTCGCTATCAGCCCCACGAACTGCACGCCATCCACCACGAGACCCTCGCCCCACTCGTAGCCTCTGGGGGCGGGGTACCTGTCATCATCCATGCCGTCGATGAAGGCATCGGCCGGCAACTCAACTCCCAGCACAGCCGTGTCTCTCGCGGAAAGAACACCCTCGACTATCTCGTATCCGTCTATCTCCATGCCTACCGTCAGTCCTGTCGTCTCCATATCGGTCTCCTCTCGCTCCTTCCTGATGGTTGTGCTATGCTGCGACTAACTCCATGCCTATCCACCGAAGCGCTGGATTGTAAACTGCTACTATCTCGTCTGTGCCATGTCCCCAGCTATCGGGGAGTATGACGAAATCAATCTCGCGCTCATCGACGATTTCTGCTAGGAAATCCCACTCGTCGTCTTCGATGTCGTCATAGTGGAGGACTGCTGCGCTTTCGAGGTCTATCTCTGCTGTGAAGATGCGGGCATTTCCGCCGTCTCCGCCATTTGTCAAGTTTTCGGCTGTTGCATAGTCAGTGGCAGCCTCGTAATTTTCGGTCAAGTAGCAGCCACTCAAGCCGTACATTGTGTCAGTCCTGAAATCTGGTGTGCCCGTAAAGTCTGCGCTGGTGCCGTGAAAAACTTTCATTTGTTATCTCCTTTCTCTATCCGATATAAGGATTTTAACAGAAAACTCGCGCACTGTCAACACAAAAATGAAGCAATTTTGGAGCAATTTTAGACAAAAAACCGCCCCCGATCCGGCAAAATGCCGAAGCAGGGGCAGCTACTAGGGAGAGCGACTAATTTTTGATTTGCCAGTCGGTGTAAGTCACGGCCGATTCGCCGGCTTGGGATGTGGGGCATGCATCAAGCATTATGGTCTGCGTGAAGGTATATCGGCCGACCTCTACTCCGCCGATGGTATCTACCACGACGCCTTCACGGGTGTACGCGCGCGGAAGACATTCACCCGGCGGCGCGTCGTCCGAGGCAAGGACGGGCGCGGGAACATCAATCGCCGCCGTCTCCATGTCCTCGCACTCCGGCGGCAAGTCGGCGCTTCCGCCGTGTCCTGACACAGAATCGCCGCACTCTATAACAGCGCTTTCAACCTCGCTCGCATCACCATCCGCAAGCGCCGGGATTGCGGCGACAGACAATCCGAGCATGCCGATAGCAAGCCCAACTGCTGCGCCGCGCCATTGTCCGAGATTCATGGTTAGTCCCCCTCTGCCTCAATCATTTTTTCTGCCAGCCTGTAACCCTCGCTATCGCCGGGCGGCGGGGCAAGCAAGTCCTTGGCTATCCCTGACATGGCCCCAAGCGCGAATGTCGCGACGGGTATCAGCGTATCCCCCATGCCAGAGGCGACGGCATGGTATATGCAGTACAGCGCCACGACAGCGAGCGCCACCATCGCAAGCAGGACTTTAACTTGCAGCTTGTCCGTAAGCCAATTCAAAAATTTCATTTTCCCCTCCCTACTTTACCGACATCTCCGTGCGGTGGACGCGAACTGTATCGTCGAATTCGGCCGGACCGGACGCGTCGATGATGATGTGGAAATCGTATCGGCGCGCTGATAGTTCGGCGCGCTGAAGACGGACAAACTCCGCGTCCGCGATAGGGCGCAGTCGCGCGACGGCTGTTTCGTCCGATTCGTCTTTTTCGACTGGCAGCGAGACCTGCGCCCTCACGACGCCCCATTCATCTAGGCTGACCGCTACTACGCGCCGCTGTTTGACCTGCTTTGGCATTTCGTCATCCTTCCCATGGCGCGCCCGCGTACTCCGCGCGCGAAAGCCAATCCCTCATAAGCAATCCCTGGGATTCCAGTATATCCGCTATCGTCTCGCCGCGCCGATTCCTGATAGTCGGATCCAATCCAGCGCCTCGAACATCGTCATTGCGTCCTGTTCCTATCAGGCGGCCGAGCCAGACCAGGCGATTGACGCCTCGGGCGTCGAGGTAATTTCCGTGCGAGTCCACATCATAAGATGTTGGATGAGCCGCGATTATATGTCCGATTGTGTTGCCGTAGGCATCCAGATCGTTAACCCCGGGAGAAAGCGCTTTGCAAACCGAGGTAAAATTCTCAAGGCTATCGGTCTTGAAAAAATGCCAGTAAACGTTCGAATGCGTTACTCGGCTGAACATTAGCTGAGAGACGCTTGCTATCGGCCCCCAGTTTCCGCCTTCGCGCCGCGCCCTCACGTCAATAGTCTTCCAGCCCGATGCGGGGATGCAAAGGACGTTGTCCGCGTCTTCCGTCGCGAAGAGTTCTCGCGTGCAGTCGCGCATCTCCCCGTTCCCTATCCTGGCTTGGTATTCGAGTCGGACGCCAAAAGTGTCGCGCGGCGGGCGCACGATCAAAAAGTGGTTTCGCTGCTCTAGATTCAACGACGGCGGCGTAAGCGTTTCAGGATCAGGCGGCGCTGAATTTATGGCTTCTTGCCACTCGAACATCACCGCGTCTATCGCATCCGCCTCTTCTGCCGTGGTGGCCAAAGATAGCAGACCATTTGCCGCCTCGACTAGCTCGTCCATCGTGCGCGCCTCCCTGAGAGGCGATAAGTCCATTTCACCCATAAAATCACTCTCCATTCAGAGTCGCCATTGTCGGCGAAATTTGAAGGCGTTCGCTGATCGCCTGCATGTAAATCGTGATTGAATCTAGCTGAGTCTCTATCCTGCTCAGCCTGCTCGCGGTGTCAATCTCTGATATGCGTAGCCGGGTTTCTAGCTCGGTCAGCCGAGACTCGTACTGAGTCTCGTCCTGCGCTATACGGGTTTCGAGGTGCGCAAGATCCGCTTGCTGTGTGAACCACGCGCCGACGACCATCACGACAGGGATGATAAGAGTCACCACTATCTGGATATACTGCCCCCTGTCCATGCGCGCACCTCCGCATCCCCACTACCTCACCGCATTTTCTAGGGCGCATCCGCTAATCGCGCAGTTCACGAACATGCCGTCTTGAGCCGCCACTTCCTCTTCATAATCCGTCCACGGCGCCATTGCTTCGCGCCAGTCGGCAAGCTCCTGCTGATAGGCGTCAAGCAGAACCTGATAGGCGGCGATTTCGGCGTTGAACGCAGCGCGCTTAGCGGCGTTGCGTGCTTCCGCTTCTCTGCTGCTGGGCTGCAACGCAATCAGACGCGCTTCCACCTGGAGATTCCACCAGCCGGCCGCGATGTTGTCCAGCCGCATCTGTTCAGCGGCGCCTACCCATACAGCTACCGTCCCGCTCCCTGTCGCCTGCGCGATGTATGTAGCCACCTGGTCATCGGTCAGATCGCAAAAGCGCTGATACCGCTCGGCATAGGACGGGTAGAACTGAAGCTGTCTGCCTCGGCAGTCAAAAATCACCTGTTGGGCGATAACTTGCCGCTGTTCCATGAACGCCATGATAAGCGGTCTATCCCCATCATCGGAGAGCGGCAGGTAGCGGAGGTAGAAGTCACTGTCGGATATTGTCACTTCGTCGACCGAGCCGTCGTCGTTCCATGTCACCGATACATTGCCCACGCCTACGGCGTCTTCCACCGAGCGGATGGAAACGCTAACCTCGCTGACTATCTCGCCGTTCTCGTCGAGGTCAGCGGTTGAATGTTGACGATCCCAAAGGTGGCGCTGATACAGCGCGTCTAAGTCAATGCCGACCGATTCGTACTCCGGTTCGACGGGCGCGGCTGGACGCGCCGGCTCCGCCGGACGCTCACCTTCCGGTTCATAAAGAACGGGGACGGACTCAGGCGGCGCGTCGCCGAATAGCGCGGACGCGCCTCCGTGAGCATACATTATCGCTGCCAACGCCAAGCCTACAAGCCATGCCCTTTTTTTCAGCATCGGTCATCTCCAAATCCAAGTTCGCCCCGCCTTCACTGCCTCTCGGCCCCCCCGGCGGGGCGCTGGCAGTCTACGCATTCTGCCACTACCAGTATATCAGGAATCTTGCTTGGGTTTTTCAGGCTCGGGTTTCGCCGCGACAGTGAAAGTCCAGCTCGTCATTTTCAGCTCGCCAACAGTCAGTTCACCGCGCCCCTGGCTCTTCGGTTTGTCGCCGTCCATCGTGATAACCGTTTTGTGGTCATTTTCGCCGTAGACGCCAGACGTGACCGTGACGATGTGGCCGGGAATGTCGCTAACAAGGCTCAGGATTTTTTCGTCGTCCTTGCCCTTCAGCGCGGGTTGCGCGGGGACGCTGAATCCCCATTCTGATATGCCGCCCTCGGAAATCAGGATCGGGCCGCCCGCGCGCGAGAGCGTCCGCTTGAACACGCCGTAGGTTGGCTTGCCGCCCTGGTGAACTTTCACAGGGCGCATGGGCAGAATATTTTCGACCCTCAAAAATCCGGTGACTTTGGTTATCCGCTCTAGGTATGCCTTCACGCCTTTCGCTTCGCCTGGCGTCCGGTCTGAATAATGTTTCCGCAGGCCTTTGAGCGCCGCCGGGCTGATCGTCTCCATCTGCTTAAGCATCCGTCGTTGATCCGGCAATGAAAAATGAACCAGCGGCCACCATGCTTCGCCGCCCTCCAATGTCGAAGTTTTTGCGAGGTGGCCTGCGGTTTCTATCTGTGTTTGGATAGCGTACATCGCGGCGATAATGTTCGTTTGGTTCTGTCCCCATGTCAGATCGTCCTGCCAGATAGTCTCCGCGAGTCGCAGTCCTACATGGACAGGAAAAAGCGATAGTTCAAGCGCCGTCTGGTACTCGCCAAGATCCTCTTTGTCGAACTGGTCGAACAGGATCAACCGCGCGAGGGGATCGCCCATGTTCGCGTAATCGTTCAAGATGTACCCGATATAGCCCATGTGGAATGCGCCGCTCATTAGATGCGTCCTCCGATCTGATATGTGACGACTTGTGGGTGGAGTAAATGAATAGGATTCAGGTAAGCGGCCTTTTGCCGTTTGTTCAAATCCCCGGCAGAGAACCCCCTGAATCGCAAAAGGATTTTGACCGGGATCCCGTCATCGAAGTCCGCCGCGCTCACGGTAGTGAAGCGCTGGTTATCAGATGTGGAGCGGTCATTCGGAATCTGGATTCCAATGTCAAGAATCGAGTGATTGCTGAAGGAATCCATTGATATTCCAATCTCGTCGCCCATGAAGGAATCGCGGAAAGACCGGCGCCAGATAGTCGCGCGCTTTCCCGCTCTATCATGCCACAGCTGATAGCCGATCGAAACTTCCATATTGTTTTTTCGCTCTTTCCCCGGGCGCGTCCACAGCAGGTCTCCCTCGTAGTCCACGCACACTGGCGCGCCTGGCCGGATGCCTAGAGTGCTGGTAGTCGCCAGCGTGTATATGAGCGCGCCGGGATCATCAGGGATCGCCGTCCGGGTAGTGACGCTCGCGAGTCCGAAGGCTGGCGTCGTGAGTGGATTGAGCGCCTGGTAGAACGAATAGCCCGGCGGCGCGGATCCGCTGCGCCATACTACGGGTACGGCGTCCTCGGTGTCGGGTGTGTCGTGGTGGACTATGCCGATAGAGTGATCGTGTCTGGGAAGCGCCTTAACCGCCGCGCCGCCATGCCAGCCGACGCGCTCGCCGGCCTTCCATGCCAGCGCGGGTGAGGGCTGAGGGACATAGACTAAATCGCACTCTATCGCTACCGCGATACGCGCGCCGCGTTTCCCAGATTCAAGCGCGAACCCCAAGCGCCCGCCTGTGTCCACTATATCGCCCTTGCGGACTACGCCAGGCGCCGTCCACTCTACGCTAGTCATAGCGCGCGAGTGCGGAAAAACCTTTTCTCCTGCCACTACAACCCCCTCACAGCTGCCAGCGCGTCCCATGTCACGACGGTAAATCCGTCGGGGTAGGACACAGGGTAAGCCACTGCCACCTCGTCCGTGTCGGGGTCGTCATCGTCATCATACGTCCGGATCCCGCCCGTAGAGACGTCGTACCCGTAAGCGGTCGTCCCGGCGCGATGCGGACGCCAAGCCGACTTTTCCGCGCTGGCGTAGATACCCCTTACGCCTGGGTCGCGCGCGATAGCGATGAAGCTTGCGAGGCGCAAGCGGTATGCCGCCAGATTGTTGTTATTCGGCTGGCGCTTGGCGGCGGCGAGCAACTGCTGGATCCCGCGTATGTTCGGCTTGAGCAGCGCGTGCAGCAGGTCATCGCTCCATGCGTGTCCACTGTCAGTATGGGGCGAAAACGCTTCCTCAGCTAGGACTCGTTCCCAGTCAAGCGCCTCTCGCTCAACAGCGTCCTTGAAGTCGCCGATATCTTGGGCTACCTGCTGAGCGTTAGTCAGCGGCGCGCGCTCCTGAACCCCATTAGCGTCCGTCCAATACCATCCCGGCGCGCAGTCGGGGTCCCAGACGTCGGAGTCGGTCTCGTCGATGTCGCGCAAGCGATTATTGATGTATGTGCCGACGCCAAAACCAGCGCGCCGTAGTCCGGGCGCGGTTGCGTTGATACCCACTATCAACGCAGCGTCAGTCAGCGCGAACCCGTCCACAGGATCCAGCGCTACAAATATCGTCATTAGACCAGCACTCCTTGCGCCATGCGCGTCACCGCTAGATCGAAGTACGGCTTGTGAATCTCGATGCCGACATAGCGTCGTCCGTGATCCTTTGCCGCCCGGAGGGTCGTTCCTGAGCCTGCCATTGGATCTAGCGCTATATCGCCGGGGTTACTCCAAGTCAGGATATGATCTACCGCGAGGCGATAAGGGAATGTCGCCGGGTGCTTATGCGCGCCAGGGTATCTAGGATGCGCCTTACCGAATCCAGCGTCATATGTCCAAACGTTGTCGCGCTGTGTCATTTCAGGTATACGGTAGCCATTTTTTAGAGGTTTAGTTTCGCCGTTCTTCTTCCTGTAAGTTGTAGAGCCATGGAACTGCCCGGCATTTTTCGTCTTTACGTCCTGGATTATGTTGACGGTTTTGGGAGACCCGAACACGAACATGAAAGCGAATCCATTTTGATGTCGATTGTTCCAAGTTTTCCCGCCTACCCGCTTCCGGTACACCATCGTATCATGCAAGGGCAGCCCCCGTTCCATAAAGTGCAGCGCTTGCTTGAATGACGCGCCCGTTTTGCTTCTGTCTTCCACTGTATCTTCGACAATCCAGACCAGCGCGCCGCCTTCTGCCAGCGCGGAGACGCAAGCATCGGCGACTCGCTCGAAATCAAATTGATGCCCTCCGTAGTCGCGGACATTGCCATAGGGAGGGCTGGTGACAATCAAGTCGGCTTTGATTCCCCGCTCTGGTATCACATCCGCGGCGTCTCCACAAAAAATATCGCCCGCGTCGCCGTCCTGAAACCAATCCATTTACAGCCCCCGCAGCGTGAAAACTCCCCGCGTATTCGTCTGGTAGTGAGCGTAGGCGATGCTGCGGACGCGCCCCGAATCGCCGTCCGTCCCCGCCTCGAATCGCGCGATGAACCGAAAGCCTTCGCCAAGCGCGTTTTGGTCTTTCCTGATATAACTCCCCGCGTCTTCAGGAAAGCCAAAGACCATGTTCCCCCGCAAGTCCTGCCAATCATTGCCAAGTCTACCATACACATTTATCTCATCGGAAGCTATCGCGGGAGTGATGCCGATGTAACCGTCGGAGTGAGTGAACGACGCGTAGATCCAGCGGTAGTCGCTCGGCCGAAAATCCACCTCAAACCGGCCGTAGTTGCCGCTCGGCTGTCCGCCCAGGTAACGACTGGCGATCAGTCGCCAATTTCTGTCTATGTAGTGGTGATCGTGATCAAACGGAAAATATGACCACGCGCCGTCGTCTAGCCGCATCCTCACCCACTGGTCACCATCCTGTCTGGGGTGATGATACGCGCCGTTCTCCGTCGCGGAGAACTGGATCTGGAAAGACGGCGTCGGGATAGTCTGCGTGGGCGCTGTGGACGCGACAATGAACGAATCGAAATCGATAGTCCACGTTCGGTTGATCTGGTTGAAATCCGCCGTTGTCGCCGCGTAGTAAAGCGTGTCGTCGCCGGGCGGGTCGTCCTCGGCGGCGCGAACCCAAACCGTTCCATCGGCGAGCGTGTCGTGAAAGCCGTCGTAAGAGATAATGTCAGCAGCGCCCGGCGCGTCCGGCGCGGACGCCGAGCGCGTCTTGTATGCCAAGCGATGAGTTAAATCAAAAGATCGGATTTCGGCGATGCGCCTACCGAGAAGACCGCCCGTGTAAGCGCTGAAGTCAATATCCACGCTTACATCGAACTGCCCCCCGCCAAGAGGGATGAAAAATTGATGGGGGACGATGAGCACTTGGTTGGTCTCAGTGCGCCCTATGATTATCTCGCGGTAAGCGCCGTCGCGCTCGCTGTTAGTCCTCAGCCGCAAACCAGTTGTGGGCGGCGACAGCGTGTCTCCCGCTTCAGCGGCGGTGAGTTGGTGCCAGTCGTCCGCGAATATCGAATAGATATAATCGATAGTCGGTTCCCGGTTTGTGATGTCGCGGAGCTTCAGTGTGATGGTCAGCAGATCGGCTGTGGAGAGAAAAGATTCCGTGAAGGCGTTATTCGCTGGCAGCAGCGCGACATTGCGCGGATCGGTGAAGCGCCAGCCCGTTGTAAGCATGGACGCCTGAGCGAGATCCAGCGTGATTTTGTTGCCGATAAGCTCGCCGAGTTCGGTCAGAGGAACGCCTACGGTATCCTCTGTCATCGCGTGCGCTTTAGCGACGCCATACAACGGATTTTGATTATCGTAGCGCCTCTCGATTGCGCCTAATCGCGTCATTCGCCTACCGCCCTTACACAGGCTGTATCAGCCTATATGACAAGCCACACCCTTCAAATCCGCCACGGTGGCGGATTTGGCATGCGTTTCTGTGATACTACGGCGTCTCTACTATTGTGAATACGAATGTTTCAGGATCCGACCCTCGGTTGCCTAGCGTCCCCATGCTATATGTCCGCATGTCAGTCTGCCTGTCCCACTCGTCGACTTGCTGACCGCCTTCGCCGATGACGGACTGCAAGATGTGGCCTGCCGGAAGCGTGATAAATCGATAATCTCTGCCCCGCGCTTGCGCGCCGCGCAAGATAAACGCTTGACCAACTGGCACATCTAGCCCCGTGCTTCCTCTGGGGCTGCTCCCGTCAGCGTTGCCGCTATGCCCCCATGTAACGCTGACCTCAGCCGCGCGCGCGGCGGCGCCGATGCGATTGCGAAACGCAAGCGCTTGCGCGGGAGTGTCGGATTGCAGCCATGCGGGCAGGATGCTGTCATCGGTTATCGTGTGCCCTTGCGACGTCACTATTCCGATAGCGGCGCGCCAAGCGGCTTGCTTCACCGCGTCGCCCGCGTCTATCTGCCCCGATGTGATACCGCTAGAGGGCACTAGCCGCGCGATGACAGCCGCCGCGAGTTTCGCAGCTTCGATACTTCCGTCGGGGATGATGTACTCGAAATCCGCGTAAGATCCGCTGTTCTGCTGTATCTCTACGCGGTAACTCCCGGTCGAGGGCTCCTGAGTGGTGACGCGGCGCGCGCGCGCCTGCGCATCGGCTAGGTAGTAGTAGCTGTGTCCAGGTTCAGCGTTCTGCGGGCTACCTATCCGCGTCCACTGCTCAGAGGCGCCAGGGTAAGCGGCTGAGACGCTGCCATTGACCAGGACGGCGGCGCGCCACCTGGACGGATCCTGACCGTCGTCCAAACGCAGCAGGATGTAATGATCCCCCGCCGCCGGGTTGCCGAAGGAAAACGCGCCGTGAACGTCTTGCCGCTGCGTCGGCGCGGCTGAGACGAATCGCAGGCCCGCTATATGCCGCGTGATATAGACGGCGTCGGGGTACGCCCACTCAGGCGTTCCGTCCGTGAGTCCTACCGCGTCCAGCTGGAGACGCAAATGCGCGAGCTGAAGCTCGGCGGCGCGGATCTGCGTTTCGAGATAAAGAATCCAGTCGTCGACGCTGTTGCCGCTGGGAGGCGGGAAAGAGACGCTTGAGCGGACTTCCTCAGCGAGCGCTATCGGCTGCGGATTCGCCGTGCGCAGGCCAGTGGGGAGTTGGATAGGATTCGACTGAACGGGCAGCGTAGGCATTTTATGTGCTGACCTCTATCACAGTGCCATTGTAGTCGCTGCCAACTGCGTTAGCGGCGGCGAACAGGTAGAATCTGTACTCCACCGACGGCGCGCCCAGCGACCTTGTCACGGCGTCGTCTATGGTCGCCGTGATGTTGAATCCGTCTTGCGTCCAGCGCACTGGCTGAAGATCGGACGAGGGGACAGCCCAATAGAGGCGGTGCATGCCAGCGCCTATCCCGCTGACCGTCCATTGCCCGGCGGCTCCATGCCGCGCCGCTATATCATCGTCCGCGAACGCTATGTCTCCGGCGTCCTCGGCTGCGGCAATCGCCCCGAAGTGCGTTTGCATCGTCACCGCTTGCGCCTGAATCCTAAAGTCCTGGTAAGCAACCGGCGCGTCTGTTCCCGGAGTCTGTCCGTCCTCATAGACCTCAGCTCGGATGGTGTAAATGTCCCCCGCGTTCGCGAGCGCCGTATTGTCCGGTATGCTTATCTCCCCGCTTGCATGGTCGTGGTTGCCAGTGAAATCCGTAGCCGCTATAAGAACAGTAGGGTTGTTTGGCGTTTGCGCCGTCCCCCGAAAGCCGACTATCCGCGCCGCTTCGACATGCCCCGTTTGCCCCAGTCTGAGCGTGTAGCGATACGTCTCGTCGTTCAAGTCAGTCCCAGGCGCGACGCGCTCAGGCCCGGAGACGTCAAATGTCGTGATAGAGGGCTGAACGCCAATCAACGCCGACTGCGATAGGTAGGTAAACCCCGTCTCGTCGGCTTTTCGGACGAGCACATGCATCCTGTTAGCCGCCGCCTGCGCGGGAAGTCCGAGCTTATCCACTACCTCTGCCAGCGTGTACGGATCCAGCGCGGCAGGATCCAGCGTGTCGAATTCATCTGTGTCAGCGCCGATACGCACGAGGTGTCTTGCGGTCGGCGCGGCGTCTATGCCGTCTAGGTCGGTAGGCTCAACGCTGGTGATGCCGCCGCCGCTGTCGCTATCGCCGGCGGCTACTGTCCCCGGCTGCCAGCGCGAATTCGACGACGACCATACTAGCGCCTGCCCATCCGAGGCGCCGCCTTGCGGGAGATTCGTAAGACTCAGGACGCCCAGGACATAGGATGCGACTACGGACGCGCGGACGCCGCGCGCGCCCCCGTCTGAGTCATCTCGGATCGTGAAGGCGTCGTTAGCCGCGAGCGCGGTAGTCGGGTCAACGACCGCTACGATACGAACAAAGGATTCGGCCAGCTGGCGCGCGGTTATGACCTTGTTCCCATTCGAGTCGGACACATCCTGGAATAGGATCCTGTCATTCGACTGCACGACCGTTTCAAGCGCCGTTACCGCGCTGACAGTGAATGAGGGGCCAGGTTCGCCCCTCGCGCCCGCGGCGCCTGCAGGCCCCTGAACTGCGTCCGTGCGCGGCGCCCAGTCAGCAGCCGCATGCGTGGAATCGCCGATGTATGTTTGGAACGTCGGATTGGCGGCGCTGCCCAGAATGATCGCTAGCGAGCGATCTGTGATGAACTGCTGTAACCGCGCCGCGCCGTTAGCGGCGTCGGTGAAATATGTGTTGCGCGCGGCTGCGTTGGCGAAAATATCAGGGGGGCGGCGAAGGTGAAGTCCGCCGCCGCCGCTTCCCGCGCCTATCAGCGTGGCGCTGTCAGTAGCCATTTTGACTCCTATGGAGCGCGGGCGCTATCGAGCAGGCGCGCGACTGCCCCCGCGCTTCCTCCCGTGAGACGATAGGGTATCTCGGCCTGGGAGTGAAACGCCTTGACTCCCGACGCGGTGAATGTTACGTCGGTGTCTTGCCATGTCGTCGGGCTGCCGGGCTGCTGAATCTGAAGCGTCCATGTTCCGCCCGCATGTCTCGAGAGTTGGATAAGCGCCGTTCGGCCTGGCGCATGGAATTCGCGCCCTGTGGTCTGCGTCGCCGCGAGTATGTCAATCGCCATTACATCCTCTCATAGCGGCCCTTCCCCTCCACCGCGCCACACAAGCCGCCGTTGCGAAAGAGCCGCCAGAAGCAGTATAACACGAACGGTAATTTCTGATTCTCACCGCATGTTTGCGGCCGCAAGATATTCGTTGGTCATAAACGGACTAGAGTATGTCCGATAACCCGATATTCTAGCTTTACATATAATCCATCCTTCATGTTGCCCCACATCATCACTCCGAGCGTCGGCGAAGGCTGCCCAACTTGTCGGCGGGGATGTATCGAACAAAAGCCGCTTTTGCGTTCCAACTTCGCTTATGATATCTCCACGATTAACTACCGCCAATATGTCTGCTCCAACGTAATTATCCCTGAAAACGGCGGGCGCGTCAGGCGCCAGACCTAATGTTGCGTTCACCCCATATTGGAAATACCGCCCAATGCCGGAGCTGAAAAATGGCTGCGTGATAGTCAGATTCACTATCGCGGCGCGAACAGGCAAGGAAATAATTTCGTCTCCCATATCAGATGTCAAGACAATACGGATGTCGTAAATATTTTCGGATGGAACCAAAAATCTATCCGATAAATACCCATTTACTCCTGGTCTCACGGTTTTTGCTGTGGTGTAAGCGCCTGCCGTATGCAATTTATACTGGATTTTGTATCCAGTAAGTCTTCTGTTCTCCTGTCCCCCCGTACGGGGGAGGTGAAAGTTTAAAAAGACTTCCTTTCGCATCACGGTAGCGATGCTTACGGCAATATTCGTATGCGTTCCGACCTCCCGTATTAGCGTTCGCATTTTCAGTCGGTTTCCACTCACAGCCTCATAGGATGTATTTATCGCTTCTCCTGGGACGAGTTCTGATCCGTCGTAAAAAGACACTTCCGCGCGACTCCCATAATACAGCGAGGCAAGAATGCCTGCTTCTTGCCTACTGGCGTCAGACGCAAAAAGACCTAAGTATCCTAGCGTGTCGGCGACACGAAAACGCTCTTCATATAGATTCGCTAGAGATGTCAGCACTTCGCTAATAAATACATTCTCTACAAATTCCAACGACCCCGTGAAAGGTAATGTCCCCTCTCTGTTGATAGAATTTTGGTTTACTTGTGATGCCTCCCCGAACTGTATGGAGTTTGCGAGTAGAATATTTTCAGGGCGCGAGACAGTAAATTTTATCAGGCTGTCAATATTTTCCCCGCTTCTTGGTTCCGCGCTGAAAACCAATTCTGAAGCGGACGCATGAGCGCGCTTGTGTATTTGCAGCGCGCCGTTAGGCGCTTCAGCTAAAAAAGTGCTTGTGTTAAGGCACAATCTGTTCACAGCGCTTAAAAGACTCTCGCCTGATTTGCCTAGAATTTTTGGCGTTGTTGAATTTCCGACTAACGTGACTACATCTGTTTCTATCTGAACTCCACTCAGCCCAGCAGCGGCAAGTAAGTCGCGTAATTTTTGCTCCAGCAAATTACCTCTTACAACAGTGACGTCGTTAGCGAGTTTGGCTGACTGCAATTTGGACAGATTGCCAATAGCGGTCAATTTTAGTCGCTTGCGCCGCCCTTGCTGAACTATTTCCGGGGCGCGCGCCGTACCTGTCCACAGCGTGTTGCCGTCCCACAGCATGCGTATGCCGTAGCCCGTCTTTATCTCCGCGTCGTCGTCGTCCAGCGTGAGCAGCGCCGTAAGCGATCCCGCAGCCGCCTCTATCAGCTGCGCCGATTGCGGAACGCCGTAGCTGGCTTTGCAGCGCAGCGCGCGCGCGCTGATATCCGTCTCGAACGTTCCATCCCCGTCCGTGTCCAGCAGCAGCGAAAGCGTCATACGGCATACCCCCTCAGCCGCGCCTTCACAACAGCGTCGGCCGCCGCGTCAACGAAGTCGTCAAAGACATAAGCGCCTTCGTTGACATGGATGTGAATATCGCCGCCCATAGCGCCCGCGCGGACGCCTCCCGACATTGCGGGCGCTACATCCCGGAAGGCTGCCCGCATAGTCGCGCCAAGACGCGAAAGGGGCAACACAATCTCAGGCTCCACCTCGGCGAGCAGCGCGCGAGTCGGATTCGTGAATATCCCGCCCGCGTGAGCGCCATAGGTATCCCCATGTTCGTCCGTGCTACGATCGCCCGAACGCTCTCTACGCTCGCGCTCACGCGCGCGCTCACGCGCGCGCGCTTTTCTGCGTTCCTCCGCGTCCTGGCGTCTGACCCAATCCGGGTCTCCCTGACCTGGCAATGTCGGCGGCGCGCCCGTGTATTCATGCCCCTGATACCCCGGGAAGAGACCAACGAAATTGTCCTTCCCCGTGCGGTTGCCCTCGTCATCACGCCCCTGAACATCGTGCGTTCCGCCAAATCCGACGTAATTTCCTTCCGCGTCGTAAGACAGCGAGTAATGCCCCTCCTCGTTGAGCTGCGACACATCCGCGTTGCTCGCCCAGTTCGCTAGAGGATCGTAAGTTGAACCGCCGGGTTGAGCGCTATTCCAACTCGCGACTGAAGCGGCTATCCTTCCGTCCAGAGCATTTAGCATCGTCTCCCAGGACTCGCTAATCGCAACCCCGGCCGCCTGGTACATGTTGACGATGTTCGATGTATGAACGCCCGTAGTCTCCTCTAGCTTAGCCAAGTCAGCCGCGATGCCTTCCGGGCCTGCCTCCGCTTCGATGTTCGCCGCCATGTCGCTCACGGCTGTATCTATATCGGCAACATCCGTTTCCATATCGCCAAGCGGCGTAGATACGCCATCCCGCAGCTCTCCAATGACCGTAGGCATATTGTCCCTGGCGTCTCCAAATGTCGTCTCCAAATCGCTCACGGCTGTATCTATATCGCCGACATTTGAGGCAATGTCGGCAAGAGGCGTTTCAGTATTTGTGTTCATCGCTACGGTGTCGTCTTTGATCTCCCCGGTCTTCGCCTTGACAGCCGCCGCCGTAGCGTCGGCCTGCTCCTTGAGCGTCTTGTATCCCTCTTCGACGTAGCCGACTTCCTCAAATGACTCGTCCGCGTACTCCACGATTTTATTTTTGTTTTCCAGCCAGTTTTCTCGCAGTTCATCTAGCGCCGACTTGCCCTCCGTCGACATAGTAGTAGTCGCCGTCTCCATGTCTGACATAGCCTGCACATAGACGACCGCTTCAGACTTCGCGGTTGACGCGAGCTCCTCAGCCGCAGTCTCGACCTTGGGGAGCTCGAGTTCGGCGGTCTCTGATGTGTCCTCTAGCGCGTCGGGAACCTCCACGCCGAATAGGCCCAGGACGGGGCCTGCTATGTCTAGTATCCTCTCGGCGACGCCTTGAAATTTTTCCTTGATCCAGTCCCATGCGATGCCCCAGACTTCGGATATGTACGATATGCCCTTGACCAGCGCGCCGCCCGGAAGCAGCCAGCCGAGTTTTGAGGAATATAGCCCGGTGATGAAATTAACCGGGCCCTCGAATGCGGATTTCACCTTCGGCCAAATCTCATCCCAATTTTTCCACAGATAGATAGCCGCCGCCGTGAGCGCGCCTATCGCGGTGATGACCAGCCCGGCGGGGCCTAGCATAAAGCGCAGCGCGGCGCCCGCCGCGTACATAGCCGTTGACGACACTCCAAGCGCGACGCTCTTTGCCGTCTGCGCCGTAGTGAAAATCGCGGTTTGAAGCGACACGCCTTTCATCGCCGTCGCCATTTGAGCCATGCCTAGCGCGCCCGTCCCAAGCGATGCGCCGAATGTCGCCATGGGGCCGACCGTGTTTGCGAGGCCGCCCGCGAACTCGCCGACTCGGATTTTCATCATCTCTACCTTGTCCGCCGCGGTGACCGAATGTCCGTACATAGTCTCAGTGGCGCCGGATGCGTTTTCCATAGCGGTCACGACGGCTTTGCCCGCCTCGTCTCCCTGGCGCGCGAAGGCGACAAAGCGCGTAGCGCCTTCCGCGCCGAGTAGCTCAGTCGCTATCCTCAGCGCTTCCGTCTCGCTATCCGCGTTTCGCAGCGCGGGAACGAGCGCCTCGAATACATCCTTGCCCTGCATCCCCGCCTCGGATGCCTCTCGAAACGCCCTGTTCAGTCCAGGCATTACACGACTTACGTCCACGCCTGCCATGTGCATCTGCGACATCAGCGCTACGGATTCGTCAAGCGAAAATCCTGCGGTCTGAAGGACAGAACCATAGGTCTGCGTAAGCCCTGACAGCTTCTCGATTTCGATTCCACTAGCCTGAGACGCGGCGACAAATCTATCGAAATAATCGCCGGCTTGAGACGCCTCGATATTGAAGAACGACATGGCGCGCCCGATATTATCCATCGCCGCGACGCCGTCCCCCCCGGTAGCCTCGGAATACTGGATAGCTTTCAGCGCCGTTTCTTCTAGCGCGTCGCCAGTCAGCCCGAATCGCGTGTTCAGGTCAGCTATCGCAGACGACACCAACTCCGCGCTGGCTGTGGTCTGCCCAAACAGCGTGTCAAATGACGCCTGCAGGCCGAGCAACTGCTCGCCCGTAGCGCCCGTCCCGGCCTGAATAGTCCCATAGGCCGTATTTATATCTTCAGACGCTTTGAATGCGGCGGCGCCAATCGCCGCCAATCCAAGCAGCGCGCCGCCCGCGAATTTTTGTCCGATCCTGTTGCCCTTTTTCTCAACGCGCCCCTCCGCCGCGTCCAGATCGGCATCAAGTTTCGTAGCGTCCGCGCCGACTTCAACTATCAGGTTGCCAAGCTTGCCCATTACCATTTTTCTGCCCCACTTCGTCCAACATCCATTCCGGCAGCATCCCAAGCATGTAGAATTTTCTTATCCATTCGTCACGTGACATTTCTTCTTCGTCCGCGGCAATGGACGGCGCGTCTCCCGATGCCAGATCTTCCCACTCTGAAAGCGTCTGCTCCGCTTCCCGCCCGCGCATAGTGGCGCCGATCGCATTGTAGCGCCAGATTGCATGCCTTGCGTCAAGCCGCGCCGTATCGGAACGGTAGCGCTCCAAATCGCGAATAGGCGTAGTCTCAAACTCTTCCGCGTCTATCCCGTAGTAGTGTCTGAGCGTGCTCCTGAAGAGTCCCCAGTCTACATCTCGATCGAAGCGGTCGTCTGAGTCGCGCTCGGTTCTGCCCTTGTCCAAAAAAAAAGGTGAAGCGCAGCTATCGCGTTTTGCGGAACTCGATCCTGAACATCTTCGGGAATCGGATCGTAGAAAATAAGAACAAGGATTTTCTTGCTTGCCCGCATAGCGTCTATGACGCTGATATGTCCGTCTGCGTTCACGCTGATACCCGCTTTGCGGGCGGCTGAGCGCGCCGCCGCTTTAGCGCGCTCGATATCCACGCCGTCCGCATCGACTACAAGCGCGCGACGGGCATACTCGAAGGCGTCGAGGTAAAGTTGGAGCTCCATAAGTTCGCGCAGCGACAAATCGTCCTGGTTGCACATCGCATAGAGTTCGCCGGATTTGTCTGGCAGATAGAACTTTTCTCGCTCCACATGCCCCATAATTTCGGCAACGGTTCTTATCGCCATATCTCACCTCATAAAAAATCACGCGCCGTAATGCGGGGTGTTACGGCGCGCGTGAGCATTCATCGATTCAAATCGGTTTTATGTCCTGCTGCGAGCAAGCCATTCTATCGCAAACTCCACATATTCAGGATTGAGTTCTATGCCTAAGTAATCCACGCCCAATTCTTGCGCCACAACGCATTCAGAACCCGACCCCGCGAACGGTATAAGCACACTTCCATCTTTGCCTTTAATCCTTGATTTAATGAGCCGCCTCGTGAGTTTCATAGGCTTTTGGGTTGGGTGCTTAAATGTGTCATGTTCCCGATGGTCATTCAGGTCAGCCGGAGGATACAACGTCCTATCGCATGACCTACATAGAAACCATCTCTCAGAGTGCCCAGCCCCACCAGAGAGCGCGGGAATCTTCATGACATCACGGGGAAGCGCACCGCCTTTATGGGCATTGTAATGAAGCGTTCGCTCCAGCCTGCTATACCGCGAAGGCGTGGCCGGTCTTGTCTTGCCCGCCATACTGAGAAAATGTGCGGTGTAAGGCTCTCGAATTTGGTCAACCTCGAGGCTCGGTCGGTTTTCTCCAGTCTTCCACAGGCAAAGAATTGTTTCGTGAGACCTCTGCCAGAACCTCGATTGCGCTACCGTCTTGTTCGTGTAGTGCCATACCAACCATCGCTGTTCGTTGACCGGATAAAGAGCAGATATGCGAGCCATTATCTCAGGCAATCCATACAAGTAGATCAAGCCGTCGGGCGCAAGAAGGTTAAAGCACTCTGATATCCACTCGCCAACCCATTCAATGTATTCGTCCAAAGGCAATCTGTCATTGTTATTCCCAAAGTCTTTCCCGATGTTGTATGGCGGGTCTGCGATGATGACATCAAAGATTTCTTCGCTTGTCCGCAACTCGGGGAGAATATCGATAACGTCCCCTTCGATTATTCGGTTTTTACGTCGCGTCTCCACTCTTCGCTATCACATATCCCGCTTGAGCCGAGCTGTGATCCAGCAAGCCGAATGTCACTGGCAAAATCTGTTTGGTCTTCACTCGGCGAAACTCGCCGAGACTGACTACGTATACCCGAGGCCACCACCAGTACATGTCATTTTCCGACGGCATGGACAAGGCGTAAGGCGCGTTTCCCTGAAGCAGAAGCGCGTACTTTTTCACGCGGAATCCTCTGTGCAGATCAACTCGCTTGGTGCCAATACTCCCCGAACCAGGATTCCGCGTAGTGACCGTCTTGCCCAAAAGCAATCCGAGCGTGTCTATCGTAGCGTCGTAAATATCGACCGCGATGCGATAGGATTCTTCTGTCCTGTCCGCGTCTTGGGGAAGTGTGCTTTTGAGCGTCATCGTCTCTTCGATAGTCTCGCTCATAGTCATCCGAACGCCGTCGTTCGTGTACTGCGAATCCCCGAGCTTAGACCATGCCCCGCCTGGCGCTTGCGCGGGCGCTGGCGCCGCCGTTCCCTCCGCCGCCGTCCACAGATGTACCCTGCCTGCCAAAAGTTTTTCAGACATATCACCACCTCTTATCTGCGCTTATCCCCACCTGTCGTCTGACACGCCTTCTGACACCTCGACGTTCCAGGACTGAACGAAGTAAAATCTACGGTCTATATCATCATAGGCTTGAGTTGGCATAAGCGTTTCAGTCGCGCCGTGAAAAAAACCTTCGCCCTCAACCATTCTACGCTCCGCGCGCTTGAGCACATGCCAAATTTCCATAGCCAATCTTCGCGCGCCGAATACTGGCCCCCTTTGCCTGTCAGGGTAGCATAGAATATCTACGCTAAATGTCTCCACCTCTGCGAATCCGCCATCAGGGATCCCGCCTGATAGCCTCACCTGCACGGCGGGATAAGACCTCTGATCAGGTAAGGTGTCAGCGTAAATCTCGCTATCGATTTCGCCTTCAAGCAGCGCCTTCACCACGCCCACAGGATCCGTCAGTTTACGCGCCATAGTAGTTGGCTATCGCCTCCGCGATTTTCTCGGGCGTAGCCTCTTCTCTGAGCGCTGGCCGAAGATACGGACGGCCGTAAGGCCCGAATTCTTGGTCGAAAGCATAATGAATATCGTAGCTCCCCACTTCAGCCGTCACTTTCTTGCCGGAGCGCTTGGCGCGCTGAGCTTGAATGCTGGCCCTGAGATGGCCATAGCGATACTTCGCCTTAGGGATCGCTACCCGAGCCACATTCCCGGCGATTGCGCTCACGCCCTCAATCATCGCCTGATTCAGCAGCAGCGAATCAACTTCGCGCCTGTTACTTTCATACGCCATACGACACATCCTGTAAGCGTGTGATTTTGTACGCGCGCCCGCGCAAAGTCGGGCCGGCGAACATATCAGAACGGATCAGATTTCCATTTCGATCGCTCACCGTTACCTTGTCGTTGATAGCTATCTGCCCGTCAAGGTGAAGCAACCGGTACTCCTCTTCGCCTAGCGCGCGGTCTCCGCTTCGCGTCGCCTCGGCGCCCGCGCGAAGCAAAAGACATTTCAGATCGGCGTATGGAACGCTTGTCCTTTCCGTCCAGTCCGAACCGGAATTGTCCGCGCCGCTCCTGACAACCTCGGCGCGATGCGCCAGCCGCCTTGCGACTACCGCTTTCGCCGTCACGTCCGGAAGACTCCATACCGCACACCGCTTACATTGCTAAATCGCACTTTGATAAATCGACCATAAACGCCGCGCAGCCCGATAAGTTTCTCGGTGTTTCTGTTTACGGCGATCGTAACATCCGAAATCGCGACCCCCTCAACTGTGCCAGGTGTATCTATCGTCAACACAGTGTTTGTCGAGCCACTGCGAACCAGAAGAAAACCGTTTTCATCATTCGGCGTGACAAAGTCGTCGGTCGTGTTGAGCGCGACGGTAGTTGACGATGTATAAAATTCAGGCACGGTCCCATTAGGCGAAAGCACCTGCATGGGTATGTCAATCTCAGCCATTTTTGTTGTCCCCTCTAAGCGGCTACCGCGTCTTGCCCATTCGCGCCCCTAACCAAAAGCGCAAATGTCGCGGCTGTCAGATATGTTTTATATCGCCGCGCGTCAATTTTGATGTCCGCGCCCGCTACCACATGCGCAGTAATATCCACAGCGCGCAGCGTGAAAGATGACGGCTGCGCCATTCGTTCTGGAATCGCCCAGTACAGACGATAGAAACCAGTGGAGGGGATGCCGGAGACGCGCCAAGTTCGCGTAGCGGTCTCGCCCTTTGCGATGTCGGTCTCATCAAAATCTATCGCGCTTGCGTCCTCGTCCGCCTTCACGAATCCAAAGTGCGAGTATCCTACTGACTCTTGCTCATACGGCGAGCGAACAGTCGTCTGTAATCGGCGCAAGACGCGCCGGCGCTCAGCGTAGTAGTTCGGAAAAGATGTTTCGCTCAAGCCTTCGCCAAGCGAGACTGACTGCATACCGCTATACACCATAGACAGGCGCACAAGGTCTATCAGCGCGCCCTTGCGCCGCGCAAGCGCAAGCGCGGTGTTCGGGTCGGCTGCGTCCGTCGGATGCGCTCCATACTCGGCGATTATTTCAGCGTCCGCTTCGTCGACAAAAATCTCCAGCGCCTCTTCTAACGCGAGCTCGGACCCCACTATTTCCCCTATCGATTCTGTGGTGAGAAGGGATGACGCCATGACTAAGCCTTGTCCACTAGCGCTTTCACGGGGTCAGTGCCAGCGTCCAGCATCACCGAACCGGAGCGACAGAATGCGATGACACCGATCTGTCCGGACTCGATATATTTTTCGTCCAACCTGAAGAGTTGGACTTCCATCGCGCGCCGGACAAAAAACTTGTTCATCGCGCCGAACAAAAGCGCTTTCGTTCCCGCGCTGCCATTCAAGTCCGACATTTTGTCGTTCTCGAAGCAAGGATGTCCGTGAAGCATATCCGGCGCGCCCATCTGTGGATTCCGATGCCAGATGGGAAGCCCGTTTTCATCCCGCAGCTTCATCAGTCGTCCAGTCATTTTCCTGTTGTACATCCATGAACCCATGTCCGCGTATGCGGGATCAACGCTTGTCCAGAGGTCTATCACATCGTCATATGCGAGTTTATTGCTCGTCGTGACCGTCTTGCCAGTCGACGCCGCGGTGACGATGCCCTGCGGCTGATTCGTCCCAGTCCCATTCGTGAAGAATGTCGCCTCGACGCGACCGAGGCGCTCACCGAGTAAGTTGCCCAGGGTTTGTTCCATATTGAAAACCGAGTCCTGCAAAAGCTCAAGACTGATTTGCACGGTCTTGCTCGAAAATTTATAGACAGGAAGATTCACGCTTCCAAATGCCGGATCCTGCTCTGAAGCGCCGCCGCCTTCCGCAAGCAGCTCGCCTTCGTTCAAGACGTCGTTAGCGGTAGGCATAGCGAGTCCTGATCCGTCCATCGTGTTGATAACAGTCGCTACGGGCTCGACGCTGTTAAACCGCAGCCGATTCACCTCGAGAGTCCGCATGATAGCGTCGTCCACGGTGAACCCGCCGGCCGTGTTCGTCCCTACGGAGAGGTCTCGGACGCGCGGCGAACCATTCGCGTGCATAACCCCGCCGTCTTCGCGGCTGCGCCAACTCGGCGCCCCAAAGAAATCTTCACTCATTTGCAAAGTCATCATCTTGGCGTTTGGGACGGTCGAAGAGTCGCCATAGCCCTCGTGGTACGCGCCCATCAGGAAAGCGCGAATCCGCTTCGAATGGGTATCATCCGCGCCCGGGGACGCGCCGCGTATTTGTGGCGTCTGCGTATCCCCGCCGGCCTGAAGCCGCGCGTCCTCTACCCGTGTCGGCTGCGCGTCGGGTAGGGAAATAGCGCCGAATGCCGCTTCACGCTCACGCATAGTCAACTCGCGATCGACTACACCCTTGAACTTATCGGCGTCGGCGATCGCAAGTTCGTAGTTCGCGTTTTCCTCATCTGTCATCTCGCGGTTTTCCGCGTAAGCTGCATCAAGGATTTCACGCGCGCGCGCCATCGCGCCCAATCCGCTATCCCAAACCTCTTTAAGCTCCGGCATATTGCCCCTCCTTACATCTTCCTATGCTCATATTAGCACATCATGTCCCACGCGGGGGCGCTGCCACTGGCGCCAAGACAAGCGTCCCATTCGGATGCTCCAAATTCATTAACCTTTCACCCTCCTCAAATGATACGACATCGCCGTATCGTTCAATGCACACGGCATCTGAACGGGGCGCGCCATACATTCCGTCGTAGATCATCAAGCCTGTGAATGTTGGGTTTTCGCGGTAAATCTGCAAGGACGAAAACCGCTGCGCATGATGCGTCTCAGTGCGCGCGATAGTAAGCGCCCTATCCTCCACGCTGCTGAAGCGTCCGCGCCCTATCGATCCTACTATGCGCCTTGCGAGTTCATCTCCCGTTTCGCCTGCCATGCGCCCGCGCAGAAGGGCTGAGAACATATCCTTTTTAGCCCGCGCCGTGAGATCCAGCAACCCAAGTCGGCGCCCGCCCTCGGCGATGACTTGGCGCGCGAGGGAGTCAGGCAAACCCCATGAAAGTCCGAACTCGGCATTGATGATCCTGTTCACCTCCTCGGCCGCTGAAAGGTAGCGTCGCTCATAGACATCTCGCAAATCGGTTTCTACCAATTCGCGCATGCGCGAACTTTCTATCACCTGCTCAGCCCAAAGCTCGTCAGGGTGCTGCCGCAACATAGCCTCGGCGCGCGGGTCAGCTGTAAGCGCGCGCCGAACAGCGCGCTCAACGGCGCGCAAGAAACGCCGCAATTCTTCAGTCCAGCCCGTGACTTGCTGCGCTTGCAAGGCAAGTTCCGCATCTGCCACAGACTGAGCATGGCTTGCGTCCTCACTCCCCGGCAGCATACGGCCCCGCGCGCCCCGCGCTCAAGGGCGCGTATAGATGCGATCCCGACGCGCCGCATAATAGTCGTCCAGCCCGGCAAGGCGGTCAGGAAACTTTTCCAGCAGCTCCCTAGCGCGCTCAGATATCGAAGTCTGAACCCATGTTTCATCGCAGACAGCCGACAGCGATTCCAATCCCATCCGATTAACAGTTACATAAAGCCCATCATCTCTATATTCAAAACTTTCGTCCAGCGTGTAGTAAATAAAGGATATGCCCTGAATATCGCGCCGCCGGACGAGAGTCAAAATCTCGCGTCCGTGCTGAGTGTCAGGAACATCCAGTTCAAAATACAGAGCGTCCTTTTCGTCTCTCAGCCGCAGCGTTCCGCTAGACAGGCGGCCAAGCAATTTCGTCCTGTCGTGCGCGTAGTCGAATCTTACATCGCCTAGCACGTGTTCGTACTGCACATCTGTTGCAATCATCTCATACCAGCCCTCATCCACTTCCGCGCGCGACCATACGCCCTTCACTATCGCCTTGCCCTCAAGCGTCGCTATCGATCCGGCGGGTAGGTCAGCATCCCGGACCCGAACGGTATCAGGGGTAAACCGAAACTGCCTACTCCGCGTCATCTGAGTCCCCCTGCTCGTCGCTGTCTGAGTCGTCATCTGAGTCCTCCTGCTCGTCGCTGTCTGAGTCGTCATTATCCACCAGCGTATCTTCCTCGACCGCTACCTCCATAGATTCCATGCCTTCGGCTGCGCGCACCTCGTCGGGCGTGAGCCAAGCTGGGCTGCCAAGCGCGATGCGATAAGCGCGATAGCGCTCCTCACGGCTTTCGACCCGGAGGACGTCGATATTGAAGCTGCAATGGTATCCCATTCTTTTTTCAGCGTCAGTCAACAGCTGGGAGTCAATAGCCGCCTCGAATCGCGCCGCCCATGGAGCGATGGTATTGTTGGCGAAATTCAGCGCCTCTTGGCGGGTGTTGTTGTATGTCGAGCGTAGCAGATGATGCAAGCGCACAGGCGAGATGTCTAGTATGCGGGCAACATCTTCGATTACCGAATATCGCGCTTCGATAAATTGCGACTCATTCGGCATAGTCTGGGTGGGCACATATTTCACTCCACCGTAAGTAACCGCCGGGCGCTGGGCGTTGATCCCTGTCTGACTGCGCGCGAACCCGCTCGCCATGTCCGACATCTCGTCGGCGGTCATATACTCACGCTCAGTCATAAGGACACCGGACGGCCTGCCGCTGTTCAAGAAAAATCCGAGCGCGTACTTGACCGCCTCTTGGGACAGCCCGAAGGTGTCGGCGAATTTTTGGAATATCGGTATCGCGTAAAATGTGTCATAAGAAAGCGCGGTTACACGAAATATCTCGTCGGCGGTAAGCGTCCGCGCCGTGTATGCCTTGCCCCCTGGCATGATCACATTCGTTTTCCAGCGCAGCTCGCCGCCGAACGGCTGGAGAAATGTTTGGTCTGGCAGTCTCAGCTCGAGCCCGACTACGCGCGCGCCGAGCTTCACGCGCTCGGCATAGTGGTGTCCGAACATTATCAGATGCAATACCGCTGTGGATTTATAATCATAGGCATTGATGAATTCCGATGGCGAGCGGTTGAAAATCTGTGTTAGAAAATGGTCTTCGACTTCTTTGCCGTCTCTATCCATCACGCGGAGGGGCAGGGAAGCGAAGGCTTGCGCTATGGCTTTCACGCCGCAGTCCATAGCGGGAATGGCGAGCGCCTGCTCGTAGGTCATCTGCAATCGGGGCATAGCGCCAAGCGCGCCGCTCCCAAAAGGCCGCCCTTGACTGAGCCATGGCAGCCTAGTAATCGCGCGCCGTATCCACCTTCGCATACCACACCTTCACACAACCCATATCAGCCTATATGACAAGCCATACCCTCCAAATCCGCCACCGTGGCGGATTTGGAATACGCCTGTTCTAAATATAGCGATAGCCGCCGTCCTCCCATGCCATTATACCCCCTGAGCGCGCAGACTGCTTTTTTAGCTGGTCGAGCGCGCCCACGAAGGCGTCCACCATATCGTCATGCTCGCCGCGTGGAAACTCGGTTGCCTCGTGAAGGAACATCGGCAACCAATCGGCGCGCTCAGGCAGCAGCACATTTCCCGCCTCGATATATCCCGTCACCGCATTCGCGCGCGCGACCTTATCCGCGTCAACCCGGACGGGGACGATAGGAAGTCGGGGGGCGTCCGATTTTATCGCCGAGACTAGCGCCCTGTCTCCCATAGTCTGGGCTAGAGACTGCCCCGACGCCGCGTCCTCAACGTAGATTCGGACGGGCTGATAGCGCTCAGCCTGAGCTATCACCGCCCGCACAAGCGCAGGGAAATCCATTCGCCTGCGGAACATGTTCAGCAGCGCATAATCCGGCGGCGCATCGTACATCGTAGCGCAAGCCGAGTAGTCATTCTCCTGACCTGTCTTGAAAGCGGTGTCCCAAAACTGGATCACGCCGCGAGTTGGTTCAGGCAATGTTTCGTGAAAGCGCCACCAGTCCGAAAGGAATATAGCGCCGCCTTGACGGACAGGCCGTTGCTGGTAGAGCGCCGCGAACTCTTGGGGGCCCGACTCGAATCGAGCGCCACGCAAATAGGCGCTATCGTAGCGTTCTGGCCATAGCGCTGATCCCTCTTCACGCCCGAGGACGTCATCATCTTCAGCTAGGGCGGGAAAGCGTAAATGTTCCCAATCGTCGCCGAACTCGGAATCGTCCGAATCGCCGCTTTCCCGATTGCCTAGCAGCTTGCCCACTAGATCGCCTTCATGCCAGCGCGTCATAACAACAATGATAGATGCGTCAGGCTCCAGCCGGGTTCGGGCGGTGGATCTATACCACTCCCATACCCTACGGCGTATGGTAGGGCTATCAGCGTCGGCGCGATTTTTGATTGGGTCGTCTATTATCAGCAGGTCGAAACCGCGCCCGGTCAGCGCGCCCCCGACGCCGGCCGCGTACACTCCACCGCCTTGCATAGTCTCCCACTCAGTCGCGGCGGCGCGATCCCGCGATAACTCAGCGCCTATCCCGGGAGAAGCCATAAGTGTCGCGCGGATTTTCCGCGAGTACAGCGCCGCTAGAGTCTGCTCATACGACGTCACAGCGATACGCTTTGACGCATCGACCGCAAGCGCGTGAACGGGCGTCCAGTGCGATATCAGTTCTGATTTGCCGTGTCTCGGGGGGAGTGAGACTATCAGGCGTAGGGGGCGCGCCCATAGAGCGGCTACTCTATCGGATATGTAGTCTAGGTGAGCGACGCGCCGCCATTCGCCGCCCGACCATTTGCGCGCGGTTGCCGCTGGACTAGCCTTCCAAGCCAGCCCCGAAATGAGGGCGCTCCAATGATTATCCAGGCCTGCCATTTAGCCGTCCGCTTCCGGCAATGCCTCTACCCGCCGCGCCAGGTCTTCCAGCGCGGCGCGAGATTGGTCGTCACTCAATATAGCCTTCACGTCGATGCTCACGATTTCGCTTTTGACCGAACCTGAGTACTCGAGCTTGCGGTGCATCTGTTGCTTCCATTCGTCCGGCGCTCGATTGCAGAGCCAGAAAATCATAGACGGCACATTTCCTGAAACAGCGTTTTCCCATAGTGCATTTTCGACTTCCCCCAGGGCTTCCGTCTCGGCGTCCAAAACAGCCTTGCCGAACGCAGTCAGCCGTCCAGATTTGGTTTTCATCGCTGTGTAGAATGTCTGCTTGCTCACGCCCGCCGATCTAGCCGCCGCCGCGCGCAGTGAACCTCGGCGCAAGGCGTCTAGCGCAGCCTCTTTTCGTTCCGCAGAAAATCTCGGCACTGTTTTATATCCTGTCCATTCCGTCCAGTAAAATCTTGGGAGTGTGTTTCCGGACGAGAGTCGAACCTAGCTGAAGCGCCCATCCATCTAAAATATTACTTGGATCCTCTCACTTGCGCTAGAGGTGGAGTATCCAGAGAAGGGCATAGAGGGATCTTCCCGTATCCGGGCTTCCCTCTATGCCCTGGGCTGCGCCGTCGGCGGATGTAGAGCCGTCATAGGGCCTGTGGGTCAGGATGCTGTCCACAGTCGGACTGCTATACCGCGCACCCGCGGTTTCGCGCCGTTCAGTCCTTGCGAGTCCGGCTGCCCCTATGCGAATCCCCCGGTAGGGCGGGTAGCCATGATGCGCCGGTGCCTTCACTGCGTTGCCAGCGCAGTTATCGCGTCCACATCATGGCGCTTGATCTAGTTTATGCTGGCAGAAGCCCTCGCGCGCTGTTCGGCGCGATAGTCGTAAATGGGGCCTCTGACCATATACACCGTCGCGCCCGTAGCGCGGGCGATTTCAGCGATAGTCATTCCAGCCTTGTGCATCTCGACGTATTTTTTCGCGTTTGCGCGCCTCCTTGCCTTTTGGCGCTCCACCCGCGCCGCATTTTTCGCCGCGATTTCCGCCGCGACTTCCGCCGCGTCCTCCAGTTGCCATTCACTATTGGGGATGGCCGATACCAGCTTCACTCCGATAGGTCTCGGATGGCGCTTGATAAATCGGAAGTTGCACTTGTCGCAATTTGTCGTCCTGCCATACGCGAGCGTCTGTCTGTGGACTCCGTGCGAATCCTTAGGCATTGATGCGTCCTCCTTTTCTGTGCAGCCGTGATAGCGTATCACGCAGCGCCGCCGCAAGCGCTGGCGATCCGTGTAGGTTGTGGTAGTCATTAGCGTCGCCATACTCGGGCGGGAGCCAGTACGGTAGTCGTGTCGCGCGCGCGCTTTTTTCGCCAGCGGGCGGCGCGATTTTATCTGATCCGCAGTGAACGCACTCCGTGGCGCCGAACGGCGCGTCAAAGCGCCGCTTGCATCCGTAGCAGGAATGCAGATCGTGATCGGCTATGACCAAACCTCGGCGCGCGATGTGCTCGAGATTCGACGCGCTGAAGCAGACAACGATTTCATCGCGCGTCCGGCGCATCATGTCGAGCGCGGCTTGAATCGAGAGCGCCGTAGCGTACCCTTCGCAAAACCATTTCACAGCGCCGCGTCCTATCCTGTAATTCGCGCCCTTCACAACGCTGTCCTTCAGGAATCTCTTATCCCCGCTCTCACTGATGGACTGCAGGCCAACAATCTCACTGGAGCTACGCATGGGTATCAGCAGATTCCCGTTTAGGACTAGCCCTTGCGCTTCAGGAAAGCCTTTTCGGGAGAGGTAAGGGTGAAACCCCATTTGCGCGCGAAAAATCATCTCTTTGGCGCGCCGGGCGGCATTCTCGGCAAGCGCCGCCCGGCGCTGAAGTTCAGCTTGCCGCCGCGCCTCGGAGAGGCGCACTTCCTCTTTTGTCCGGCGCGCCCTCGCAGGCGCACTCCCTGTCCACCCATTTTGAGACGCGGCGTAGTAAAGCGATGCGATGGTAATACCCGAGGCGCGCGGTTTGAAGCTTCGCCAAGCCGCGCGCGCGTCCGGCGCGCGGTAACTCTCGGCTTGACGGCTCCAATTGTCCCAGATATCGAATGCGCTATCGCCGAACTCGGTTTTAAGCGCCATGCCCATGCGTATCCAAGTGTCCCTGTCATCCGCGCTGACACTCCATAGCGCATCCCGTATCGTGTCGCGCGCGTTCATTGCAAGTTCACCGATCCATACACTAGCGTGCTCATAAAAAACGCCGATTCGACCGCTTTATGATTCTCCGGCGACACTAATATAGTCGCAGCCGTCTCTTTGGCGCTGTGGCTGCGCTTCCCCCAGACCAGGATGTTTCGCATGCGCCATCCCTCACTGGCATACATCAATCTCTGAGCGTACAAATATTCCATTTTACCCACTCCTTATAGCGTCTCGCCGAATACGGACGGCGCCGCTAATCTCTCGCCATGCTCGCGGCTGAGATGCGAATAAAATTCGGTGAATGTCCTCGTTGAAAACTCGCATCTAGCCGATGCGCAGACGAGATGCGGCAATCCGACTCTCCGTATCTTGACGGTCAAAATATTTTCAGATGAGCGCATCCTAGATATCGTGAGTTGCGTGACTTCACGGTCATCCGAGATCAAGCCTGCGTCTTGTATGCCGTCGAGTATTGGCTTGAGCGCCTGCGCCATATTGTCTATGTCCATCCTAGTCCTGCCCTGTACGATGTACGCGACATGGAGCGGCCCATCGTAGGGGAGGGAAAATCCCCCACCCAATTCAGCCTTCCATTTCAGCGCGTAAGCGAAGCCAAGCTCGCGCGCCAGTCGGATTGCGGATGCCGTATTGCCCCAGTGTCCGCGCTTATTCCCGCCGATATCCGGATCGGGAGCGTAATCATGTATCACTATTTCAATCATTCTATCCCCTCTATATCCGCCATGTCCGAATGGACGACGGATCCTGTCCAGCCTGTCAGCCCGTCAAAGGACGGCGTGTCAAACTGACTGACAGGCTCGCTATTTGACGCTGCCCACTGCTTGTCCGCTACGCTCCTGCACTGCAAGCACAGTCCCCAGCGTATCGCGCCCGCTTCACCGCATACGCGGCATTCGCCGATATTATCCGATCGCGCCCCTGTCATAACGATTGCCCATTATCATCTCGCTCATTGATAATATCCTTTGCCCCATATCCCTGTGTGGAATAGGATTTCATCACCGGTAGAGGCTTCCCGGTACTGGAGCAAGGCGTCGCACATGTCGTCCTCGGCGCCGTCCACGATGATATAGTCGTCATAGTCGGCCAGCGCTTTTGGAATCGGTAGATACGATCTGTCCGTCAGGCGCCATACCACGATGTGCTTGCGCAGTGAGATCGCGTAGCGTAGATGCGCGTCGCCTTCAGTCCCCTCGAAGGGCGTAAGTGGTAGCAGGCAAATGAACTGATCGGATTTTTCGATCTGGTGTCTGGTGTAAGCGTCAATACTTTGCATTATCTCCCTCGCCAGCTCCGGATCTGATTCACCATCTTGCGTTTCACTCGCGCGTCCGGCATCTCCGTCCATGGGTATCCCCACTCGCGCATCGGCCACTCGCCGTATAGAGTCCTGTACTGCGCAAGCGCAAGCCTGCGCGCCGCGCCTGTGTCGCCCCGCTTCCACTCGATAGCCACGCCGCACATTTTCGCCCAGACCCATGATCGCGCCTTCACCCACTCACGGCTACCCGGCGCCGTGAGTTCGCGCATACGGCCGGGCGCTATATCCACACTCGCGCGCCGTGTCATCGTCTTGCCGCACGCCGGGCAGATTCGCTGTCCTCTACCCAGGACATAGCCGCAGGCGCACTTGACAGCCTGCCGCTCTTCGTCCTCACGGCGCGAAGGCTTGCGCTCGCGCTTTTCCCCGTCGTCGAGGCGCGTCACGCCCTGCGCCCAAAAATCCATAACGTCTTCGTGCCAGCCCTCGAAATTGCCCGCGTGATCTAGGTACAGGCAGTAGTCCTTCCCCGGAGATGTCCGCATCCCGCGCCCGAGCTGCTGAACAAATGAGGATAAAGATCTGCTATACGGTCTGGCGCCGATGAGGCAACGCACATCGGGCACATCGAAACCTAGAACGAATTTTTCCACGCTCACCAACCCGGTGAACTCACCGTGTCGAAAACTATCGACCATCTCTCTAGTCTCCGCGTCGGTGTTACGGAATGTCGACTGCCTGAAGTCGAACCCCGCTGCTTGAAACGCGGCGCACAGCTCCTCCCCGTGCGCCGTGTCAGCGCTGAAGAGAAGAGTCTTTACCGCCCCCCCAAAATGTTTCGCGGTCATCCTCTGCCACTCGCTGACTATATCGCCGATGATAGGCCGGCTACGCGCGCGCACTTCCGACGCCCTCCACTCCCCGGCAGTCTTTTCCGCGCCGCGCATGTCAATCTCCTGGGCGGCATAGATCTTGAGTGGCGCTAGATCGCCATTTTTCACCAGCGCATCGGTTGAGACCGCATTCACCAGTCCGTCATAGATCTTTCCCAGCCCATCCGTCATTGGCGTCGCCGAGAGTCCGACCATTGGCACTCCGAAGTCGACGGCGAGCTTGATCACCTTGTTCCGGCGTCGGTGCGCCTCGTCCAGTAGCAGCACATCGGCCGCTGGCAAAAAACCGCGCCGCTCAATCGTCTGGGCAGAACATATCTGGACAGGCTCAGCCTTGCCGTAGGAATTTTTCGACTGTACGACGCCATGGGGAATCCCGTATGAAGCAAAAACCCGCGCCGTCTGCCACACGAGCGCTATCGTGTCGGCGACAAAAACTACCCTGCTGCCCTTCGCCAGGGCGCGCTGCGTCAGGTATGCGGCGATCACCGTTTTCCCCGATCCCGTCGGCGCGCATAGCATTTGCCGCTTGCCCCCCCGCTTCAGCCCGGCGGCAAGCGCGTCAACCGCGCCCTGCTGATACGGGCGTAGGACGAGAGGTTGGGGGGGGGCAAACAGCGTCATTTCGAACCTCTCCGCAGCTCATCGTATAGTCTGACAATCTCACGGTGACGAACAATCAAGTCATTGTATTTCGCTTGCCATTCGGCTACCTGTGATCGAAGCGTGGCGTTCTGCTCAGACAGCGACGTGAACGCGCTCTCGCGCTCGGCTGGAATCTCGGAAATCTCAGATTCCAGAAAGCTAATGCGCTCGTCTTTTTTTTGCGACTGCTCGATTATTTCGGACATCTTGTACTGCATTTCCATGCGCTCGGCTTCGCGCCGCTCACGCGCCGAAGGTTTTCTCGGCGCGTCCTCTTTCGACTTGCGAAGCTCGCGGTTCTCAGCGCGAAGCTCGCGATTTTCCCCCTCCATCGCATCCAGCGCGCCAACCATCTCGCCTTTCGTGGCCAGTCGCTCGCCGTCCGTCTTCTCGCCGTCCGTCCGCATATCGTAGATAGTGAATCTAGTCTCAGCGGACTCCAGCGCCTTCACGATCCCGCCTGCCTCCACAACAGCATCCGCGTCATCCCCGAAAATCTCGTGAAGTTTTATCATCCGCCGCGCCGTGCTCTCCGGGATCCCCGACTCGCCTAGCAGCGCGCCCCACTCGCCATGCCCCGCCATTTCCTTGGCTTTGGCGAGATGCTGCCCGGCCTGAAGGTATGCAAATATCGAACTTCGCCTCTTTTGGACAAAATCCTTGTACGCGACGACCGCGCAGGACATCAAATCCGCCACGGTGGCGGGTTTGCTTTCAACCTTCGGCGGCGCATCCTGACCAGTAGCCGAGGCGTCATCCCAAAATGACAGGGTGGAGCGCGCGCCGCACGCCTTCATGTCTGCGCATAGCCCCTCCGCGTCCAGGTCTTCGGACGCGCCGCAAATGCGGCATGTCGTGAATGTCGAATCTGCGCGCCGCGTCATCCGGGCGTTGCAGCTATCACGGTCAACACACTGCGACCACTCGTCGACCTCGACGTCGAACGCCTTGCATATCCCGCACGAGGTGTTTATCCCAATGTCCATTTCTTGCTCCTATGGTCGTTCTTCGCCGCTTGGCATCGCCGCTCGTACTCTCGGCGCCACGCGATGCGCCTTGCCCGTTCTCGCTCCCACGCATCGCGCGCCGCTTGCCTCCTATCAATCTCAGCCTTGGTCGTCATCTTACAACCCGGCCCTTTCTCTCGCAGCTATAAGCGCGTCCATCGCCGAGTCCATATCAGCCTGAGCCTTTATCAGCGCGTCCGCGACTGTGGCGAAATCTAGGCTAATATCTGCGTTTGCCTTTCGCGCCTCAAGCAATCTCGCGTATGCGTTTTCTGCCCGGGCTTCCAGCAACTCTATCTCTGTCATCGTTTTCTCCTCTCGCTCTGGGTATCTGAGTCTCGTCAGGCGGGTCTCTATCCCCGCGAAGCCCGCCCGAAGGCGGGCGTTTCGACTAGGCGTCGTTCCGATTGAAGCCGGCGCTGGCATAATCGTAAGGGGCGATATCGCCGTTGCCGCTTATCTCGCTCCAATCCAGCGGGGGCATGCACTTGATGGAGCACTCGTAGCTGAGGGCCTTGCTCTCGGGGGATGTCGAGGTCTTGAGCATATTGTATTCGCACCCGCAAGAATAAGTGAAAGTAACCATCTCTCTCATCTCTGCCATCGTTTTCTCCTCTCGCTCCGTGTCTCTATCCGATATAAGGATTCTAGCAGAAAACTCACACACTGTCAACACAAAAATGAAGCAATTTTAAGGCAAAAATATCCCCTGCGCGGAGCGAGCGCGCAGGGGATACCTGGCCAGACTCTCGCTCAGTCCGTATATGGATTTTATCACTCGCTGTTCAAGTCGGCAATCGCCGACGGCCTATCATAGCCATAGCCTTTTCGCTCCCCCGATACAGCGACATAGCGGGGCGTGTCATCCATAGTCGCGCCAACCCACCCCATCGCACGCAGCAAGAAAACCCAGTCTTCCCGCTCGCGCCGGTTCAGACGGCGGCTTACTATCGCGTCGATTTTGCGCTTACGAACCATTTTTCCCTTCTCCTGTTATCGGCTTGTACGGCAATGGGCGGCGTTCCACATCGCCCGGTTCGCGCGCTGAAGCGCGGGCGGCGGGAGACGCCAGGTATCCCCGTCCTCGCGGACGATCTGCCAGAGATGACACTCCACGCAGTGGACCCAGACGTACACTCGCCTACCCTGCACGGGCGCGACCGCGCAGAACCGATGGGTAAAATGTAATGGGATATCTTCACCTCCCTTCTGTCATCGGCTTGTACGGCAAACCCTTCTCGGTGTATTTCGTCTCTCCGCGGCAAAACTCAACAACTCGCCGCCTGAGTTCCGCGCCCTCCCGGATATTTTGCTCACCCATCCATATCCCAACCGACCGCTGCGTTGCCTCTTCGCCGATCATCCTCGACACATCCTTCAGGGAAATATCTGTCGTCCGCAGCCAGTCCAAAAAGTTGCCCCAAAAGTGTAGGCTTATGGCGCCCTTGGCGGGCGGTTGAGTCGGAGTGCGCTGGGCTGGTGGTTGAGTCGGAGTGCGCTGGTCTATGCTGTCCTCGTCGTCTGACAGATCTACGCTAGTTGCTGCCGCCCAAGAGTAGCGCCGCGCGTATGTGATAGTCGCGCCAATGGTTTTTTCATCAGGTTCGCGCCGCGCGCCATCTCGTCCTTCCCGCCCCCAAATCGGTATGGTCACTGGACAGGCGCGCTCAATAGTTTCTCCGTCCGTGATGATGGTCATGGCAGTGATGCGCTTTGCATCCCAGTCGACATTCACGGCGCTTCGGATGTAGAGTCCGGCGGCGTTGTAAGCCCCCCGGGTCGCGCGCATAATAGCTGAGAGGTCTGCGTAGCGATACCTGCCAGCGCCGGCTTGCCCCACGCTATCCTCCAGCGCCGACTCCATGTTCTTCTGAGCGGCTACGACCTTCGCCACGAAGTCGGGGGTGTACGAAAATAGATTCTCGTCACTCGCGGTTTCCATCTGCGCCTCCCGCATCCCACTGCGCCCTATGGCGTCTATGACATCCCCCACGAAGTTGGGCGAAAATCCCTTCGAATCAGACTTGGTTTCCATCTGTGCCTCCCGCATCCTCCTGCGCCCTACGGCGCGCCCGGATGTCGTCGCGTATTATCCCGCGAACATATTCTGACAGCTTCAGCCCGTCCGCATCTGCGACATCTCGCATATCAGACAGCATCCGCGCGCTGAGCGCGAAGTTAAAGCGCGCTGATCGCATCTGCTTATTTTCGCGTTCCATTTTCCACTCACTCTCTACCGCGCCATGCGCGGCCATTAAATCTCGTAGTAGCGCGCTTCCGCTTCTTGCAGCGCTCCGACGACTTCGTCCTTAGTCCTGCCCGGATAATCGTTCCAACGCATTAGCATGTGGGCGATGGAGTCGTACTTAGAGCCTCTGTGGCTCTCCAATCTCGATGCCGCTTCATGGACGGCGGCGTAAAAGCCCTCCGGCGTCTTGCTATGATGGGCAGCGATGCACGCGCCTATCAGGCACCAGCCCACTGCGCCTGCGCTATCCGCGTCCACTTCGTCGCCATGCGCGTCCTTCGCCATGGCGCGCTGAAACCAAAGCCCATCACTCAGTATCTCGCTAGGCAGCCGCTCTGGGCGCTTTACCTCTGTCATCT